AGCAATTGAAATGTAATATTATTTTTGTCATATTGGTAATTTGCCGTTGAAATAAATGATTCATGTCCTTTTACGAAATCTGAAAACTTCATGTTTACAATCTAATTTATATTATATGAATGTCAATTAGTTATTTTAGACAAATTAATGTAATAATAAGGTTCGAATTTTCCTACCATTTAAAGCTTTCTTAATTGAATTATACTCTTGTTCTACTTCTTTTAATACATCATTTGTTAAATTTTCATCATCTAACAAAGATTCTAAATCGTAATTTTCGTTTGAATCATCATTTGTAGATTGTTCATTAATTTGTTCTTGATTTTCATTATTAGATGCATCTTGATTTTGTTCTTGATTTTCTTCTTCTTGTTTTTTGATATTATAGTATTGTAAATAAATGCTATCAAGGATAACGTCGCCATAAGGTAAAGGAGGTAATTTTTGTTCTGCTCTTATTTCGTTGATAGTTTTATCTCTTTTTACTGCTTCAGTTCTCAATCTACTTCTTACTTGCTCATCATCTGGGTCTAATCCAGTAAATTCAAATTTGAATTTATTTGCTAAACCAGAATATTTTAGAATTTTATTCATTACACTTTGAATTTGACCAAGTAGATCATGCAAACCTCTATCTTTTGAAAACTTCATCTTTGCTTCTAAATTTTCACTCAATACATTCTGAGCTTGATTTAATCTTAAACCTATTTCGGCAGGGTCGACACCCATAACAGAACAAATTAATGCACCAGTAATTTCCATATATTTTCCAAATTCTAAATCTCTTGGGGATTTCATTAGATCAATAACGTTAACTTTACCAGAAATAATAGGAATCTTCCATTGATTTTTTATACCAGTAAAGTTAGCTATCCATTGGTCTCTTAATCTTTCATATTGTTCTTGGTCAAACTGACCTTCAATTGACATTGCAATTTTTGGAATTGCATTTGAATCAAAAGATTCTGCATTATAAGCTAAAGCATTTAAAAAACCAGTAATAACTGAAACACATTGTTCTACTGGGGAATAAGGAATATATCGATACCGAATATCAGTCCTTTTATTCATTATGTCGTATATAATGTCCCGTTTTTCAAATCCAGCAACTATGTATCCATCAATTTCTTGCACATATCTAATTTTTTCTAATGGAGGTATACGATTTATTTTTGATTCTAAAATCCTCTTTATAAAACTACTATTAAAGTAATAAAAAGCACTATTATTGTAAAAATCGGAATAATTACCTTGATAACCACCAATAATAACAGGTTTGATTGTTGCAGAATCCAATATTCTAAAATCTATTACATAATTCGATTTATTGTATAATAACTCTAAAACGACTTTATCTAAAACCATATAATCTCTTACCATCATTACGAAAATATCATGTAGAGAATCCCCAGCAGTTTCTATATCTTCCAAATCCATAAAGCCAGCATTTTCAAAAAAATTAACTAAAAGTTTCATTTCTTTTTCAATTTTTTGATTAATGTTTTTTGAACCGACATATTTAATCCTGAATCCCGGTTTACTTATATCTTCACTAAAAGAACTGAAAGCACGAATTTGCCTTACTCTTAAATTGACACATGCTGAAATAATTGGGTTTTTTAATTCTATTTCTCTTAAAACATTATCACTTATATATCTCTGAACTTGACTTACACCATAGAAATCATAATTTTTTACATAATCATCTACGAAACCAGACATTATGTAAAAAGCTTTATTATTGTCATAACTATCTTGAATTGCTTTTAATAAAGCTAATCCTTTGGTCAATTTATCAAAATCTAAAAAATAGCCATTCATATCCATAGAAACATAATAAAATAATTATTTGAAAAAATAAAGAATTTTTTCAAAAAGTCGCATAAGGCATTAAACCTTATGCGAAAACAATGGAGGAGAGAGTATAAGGCGGGATTGACCTTAATACGATTTATATTTATAACATAATAAAAGTATATTGACAAGTAAATTTTATTTTGTTATATACTTATCAAAATGAAAAGTTATTCAAGCAATTATACACCAAGAGGAGCTTATTCATTTGAATTTGTGGATAACAATAATAACACTATTACGGAGATATTTTTTTCATTGCCACCAGAAAGTATTTCTGTTTCGGAAAAAACAAGAGCAGAAGTATTAAAAACCATAGGCGGAGGATATGTTTCAGATTTTGGCAATGATTTTAAAGAAATAACCATACATGGTTCATTACATTTTTATCAAGTGTTATCAAGAATAAACCCATTAGCAGCACAATGGAATTTTCAAGATTCCGACGAAATGTTCCTAATTGATGGATATTCAGAATTTGAAAAAATACGATACGCATTGATAAGATACAGAGATTATACCCTTACACCAAAAAACAAAACTGGCAACGAACTTTTCTTTGATTTAGCACGTTTAGATACATTAATTTTAAAGGAACATGTAAATAGAAAAAAAGATGCTTTATATCCAAAAGTTGAAATGGTCTTTCACGACTACGATTTAGATGAGCATTGGAAGGTTTTAGTCAATAGTTTTAATGTTAGTAGAGACAAAAGCGACCCTTTTTCTGTTAAATATGAAATAAGTTTAACTGCATACGAAAAACATTTAAGTCTTCCACATACAGGATTTTCTGAAATAAAGAAAAGTGTTTACGATATATTATTAGATTATGAAAACATAAGAAAGCAAATTCAAGAAATGACAATTATTTTAGACCCACCCGACTACGATATTAATAGAATTACCATAAATGAAGCTTTTAATCTATTTTTGCCAAGTTTGAATATATCAGAACTAAATTTTGATAGCGAATTATATCAATTAAACCAAAAAATTAGATTAACATTATTTTATATATCAGCTGCAATAAATGACGTTAGAAATGGCAGAAGTAATCTTGAAGATGCATTAACAAATGCTTATAATCAAATTAAAAACCTATGATTGATTTAATTTTAAAAGAAAACATAAAAGAAACACAAAAAAGAATTATATTTAAATACATCCCAATTAGCTTAATTAATAATTATTTAAATGGAGACATTGCATTAGAAGATTTTTTAAATGAATCTCAAATAAGATATTTTAACGAATTGCAAAAACTTTTAATTTTAGCAGATTATATTACCATTTCTACGATTTTATCAAATTCCAAAAAGATTAATATCAATAGTTATTTTAATAGTTCTTTTTTAGATTCTATCAACGAAAACGAATTTAAAAAACAAACATCTAACAATGATTTCAATACAATAGAAAATGTTGAAATTGATTATATATTTTATATCATCAAAGAAAATGACACATTAGAAAGCATCGCACAAACATTTTACGGAGATTATAGACAATTCACTCTTTTAGAAAGAGAAAATAACATTACTAATAATGACTTAATTGATAAAAATATGACTGGTTATGTTATCAAAATTCCAATCATTGATAACATGTTGATAAAAAATCAAAATAACCTTGTATATTATAAAATTAAGGATAAAAATCAAGACGAAATAAATAAATTCTATTTGGGCAACGACTTATCGTTAAGAAACAAAAAAATCGAAATAGATAATTCTCACGATTTGAAAATTGCTGATCCAATTAATACAGTCGTTCAAAATATTACAGACAGAATTAATACAAGAAAAAATCAATTAAACCCATTACACCCATCTTATGGAATTAATCCAATTCATGAATATAATAACGTACCACCAAACATAATTGTTAAAAAATACATTAAAGAAATTACAGACCAAATACAAAGCGATCCAAGAGTTCTAAACGTTTATATAGATGAAAAAGAAATTATTATTGAAAAAAATTCAATTTACATTAATATTAATGTCAAACTAAATAACGAAGAAACAATAAATTTGAAAAAAGAAATCGGAGTTTAGGCAATGTCAGATATTTTAAAAGTTTTTACGGCAGAGCAATTATATGAAATGATGAAAAATAAAATATTGGCGGATAACGTCGGTATTACAAATTTCAATGAAGGTTCTCGGATTCGTTCTATTCTCGAAGCAGTAGCATTAATTGAATCGATTACAGGTTATGACTATTTAAACTCACTTCGCGATGCTATCAGAATATCATTTTACGAAGGATTCGGTTTTTCAAAAAAACCTGGCACAAAATCAAAAGGATATATAAGATTTTACAGATTACCAATAATGACAATCAATTACACAGGCAATTCTTCCAGTGTTAAATTAACTATAACAAACACAAATTTTATACTAAATTGTTCTAATACATCTCACAATGTAAATATTTCTTTTACAAGTTATCCATATGTTCAAGATATAGTAGATTATTTAAACTCATTGCCATATTTTACAGCAGAATTTGTTTTAGAAAATCCATCAGGTAATCAACCATCAAACCTTTTATTTCAATATAATAATGTAGAAATTCTCAATAAAAAGGATTATAAAAATAGAAATGGATTTGATATATTATTAAGTCCAGCAGACCCAACTATTATACCAAGCAATATTGAAATTAAATTAGGAGATTTATCGTTTGAAACAATAGAAACAAAAAATTTAGATGCAGGAATTTCGGGCGTAGCTGTATTATGTGAATGCAAACAAGTCGGTACAATAGGAAATATAAACATAAACTCTATTGATACATTAAACGGAAAAGGGCAAATATCAGATCCAATCCCATATATAGAACATGCTATCAATGATAGTTCTTTTTTTGGAGGTACAAACGAAGAAACAGAAGAAGAAAGATTAAAACGATTTCAATTGTATGTTCGAAGTTTACAAAGCGGAACTGAATTTTCAATAAAATCAGCTATTTTAAAAATACCTGGCGTAAAAAGCGTCTATATAAAAGATAACCATCCAAGAAGAGGATATATAACATTAGTCGTTGATAACGGGACAAATACTCTACCAGTCGAATTAATAAATGAAATAACTAAAACATTAAACGGCGACCCGTTAGACGTTATCAATTATCCTGGTTATAGACCAGCAGGTGTAAAATTTAATATAACACCACCAAATATCATTTCAGTTAATATCGACATTACAATTTATAAATCACGTATTTTTTATAGCAATGTAGATGTAATTAACGAAATTAAGTCCAGAATAGAATCTTATATAAATACAAGAAAATTGGGTGAATCAGTCATTTTAAGTGAAATAATAAAATTAGCAAAATCACATCCTGCAATCTATGACGTTATTATTAATAACCCTACATCAAATATAATAATTGACAATGATAGCGTAGCAAGAACTGGTTCTGGTACATCAGGAAACATAACAATAAATTTAGTAGAGGTTAATAATTTATAATATGGGAAATATAACAAAAAAATTTAACTCTTATTTGCCATTTTTCGACCATAATGATATTGTTTATAAATCTGTTTTTTGTGATAAAGATGGAATTCCTAATAATTCAATAAATAAACCAATAGATTTAAATTTAGGAGCTATTGCAAGTTTACTTGAATATAATAGACTTTTAACTATTCAATTCATTGACCAAGTTTATTTAAACAAAGCAAAAGGAAAATATTTAGATAAATTTGGAATCTTCTTTGATATAAAAAGAATTACAAACGAAAGCGACAATGAGTATTATTTAAGAATCAAAAATTATATTTTTTCTCATAAAGTTTCACCAGCATCCATTATTGATGCAGTAAAACAATATTCAAGTAAGCTTCCCAAAATTATAGAAGAAGGATTAGATTCTGCGTTTTCAGATTTATCTTTTTCGGATTATTATGCGTTTAATACTCGTATTAGTGATCCAAATTCTATTTATTATCAATGGTATATTGCACCAGCGTTTGCAGGTAGCGTTGGTGATGATTCAAATGCATTTTACTTCATTTTAATAATGTACAATTTACAAAGTCAAGACGTTGTTAAGGTTACAGAAATTGTTAATGAATGGAAAGCATCAGGAGTCGGATATCATATTGAAATAATTTACGAATAAAAGAGGTGATATATGTTAAATAACATTAGATATTTACAACACACAGAAAGAGCAAGAATAGAACACGATTTAACTTTAACAAGAATTAGCGAAGTATTATTAAATAGTATAAATTCATACGTTAGAGGATTATTTTCAGGAGATACAAGTTTAAGAGCAATTGTTTATGATGGTTTGGTTGCATATGTTTCAAATTCAAACCAAAGAAAAATTAAAGTCACTATACCCGCAATAGTAGTCCAAAAATTACCTTGTAATAATATTATTTATGCAATTGATACGAACAAAGAAAATGAATGGGAATTTACTATCGATCCACCAGAATCATACAATAGATATGATATAATTGAATGTCAAATAAGGAAAAAAGATACATTTTTTGATGATACAGTCGATGTGATTGATCCAATCTCAACAGTTATTACACCAGTAAGTCGACCCAGAGATAAAGAAATATATCTATATGTTCGAGTAAAAAAAGGCGATAACTCTGGACTTCCACCAGATACAACAGATGGAGAAGAAGGAACAATTGAAGGACAAGTAACAATAAATACACCTATTGATTTATCGAGTAGATATTTATTAAAGATATCTGCCGAATCAAATGATAATTTCGTAGAAGTAGATTTAAGAGGCAACGACCCACAAAATACAACTATAACCGAAATCATTAACAAAATTAACAGCGCGGGATTTGGTACTATTGCATATAATGTTGGCAATAAAGTCGTTCTTAAAACACTAAATAAAAGCGAAAATTCAGTAATTTACGTAAAACAACCTTCGAACCAGTCGTTGGATGCTTTCAATCTTGTATTTGGATTAGCTACATATCCAGGCTATACTTATGTTGCAAGAGGTAAAAATCCTTATTTCAAGATTGCAGAAATATTTGTTCCTAATAATGATAATGAATTAAAAACCTATTATTTAAAAAACATTACTAAATCTAATGAATGGCAAAAAGATAATCACATTGTATTGTCAAAACCATACGAATTACATAGAACAAGTCCAGAATTAGACCATCCAAATGGATCAATTTATATCAAACATTTAAATAACGAAGTAAAAGAGTACGTTAAATATAAAATAACTAAATTTGTAAGTAGCTCTTATACAAGATTGTTCTCTTATAATAATTCAGATAAAATAGGAAGAGTATTAAACGAAACAATAAATTTAACGGATGCAAATGGGAATTTTCTTGATATAATTAATCAAGAACAAGAATTCACAAGAAGCAGATTAGACCAAAAACAAGAAGTATATAACGGCGGGGCATATACTACTTTAACAAATATTAACGAATCGAATTCTCATAAAATAATATTTCAAATATC